AACCGCAATACTAACTTTAGTAGGGTCAAAAACTTGGTTAGTTGATGTTTGGTAATCAACCGCTGTTGAGAAGTTGATACTTGGTTTTGTTGTGAAGACTGTAGAAAATGAAGGTCCATCTAAATTAGTTGTGCTCTTTTTAATGTCAGCCTCAAACGTACCAGTAAGTGAACCTTTCTCAAATATCTGAATGAATGCACTTGTTAGCGTAAAGTTATCTACCGCCTTATAGTAGTAAATTCCTGTTGCGGTTGAAAATGAAGAAGCATTAAGGCAATAGAACTCGATTACTTTAATCTTAGGAGCAGATGCCTCAACAGTGTTTAGGCGTGAGTTTAAGTCATCTAGGTCGTCTTTAACAACGTCCCATAGGTCTTTTCTGACCGCACTTCCTACCTGTATTGCCGATGGGCTTATGGTTGTAAATGCCATGTTTATCCTATTAAGTTATTACCTAGACCCACTTCAGTACTAGTGTCAGGTGTTCTTGTGTTATTGTCAACGATGAAGCCATAAAGAAGCTTGTCATTGTCGCTTGCGGTTGAATAATTTGGAGTCGTGTTTGCCGCAATAGAGGGGACTCGGTTAAAGACGTTTCCTAAATCAGATAGAACCAATTCAGTATCATATTGGGAGCGTTTAATTCCTGTAATAATCCCGATTCGTCTTTTGTCACCTTGTCCGAACCTAGCAAACAATCTGTCTAAATTAAGAGTCAAAAGAGTCCCAACAGACTTAAGGAAGAAGTTCATCTTTCCCCGAAGAGTGATCTTTGTTTTACTCAGTGAGTTAAAGAAAGCTAACCTTTGCGCCATGATTGTAGCTTTACTATCGTCATATAAGTAAATGGTCTTCTCAAGTGTGTTTTTGATTCCAAGATAGTTGGTCACGAAAGCAGAATCATAAGTGATTATGTCGAAAGTATCCTGGCCACTTGATTGATCTACAAATGGGCGATAGCTTAACGATATTTTATCGTAATAAGTACCAATAGAGTCAGCACTAAATGAAATAATGTCATCGTCTTTGACCGTTTCTGGAAGTTCTGTTTTGTCTGAATTTAAAATAGAATAAGAAATTAAGTTAGAGCTATCAATAAATAAAGCTCCAAAAACTGATTCATTTATCTTTGTTAAAACATCTCTAGCCTTCTCGGCTTGTTGACCTATTTGCAACGGGGTCACGATTGATAGAGTATAATCGCAGTCTGATTTGGCCTTATCAAATGCGGCCGAATCTATTCCAGTAAACCCTGCATCGTTTAGAATTATATCTTTTACTGCGTCTGAAGCTGTCTTAATCCATAAACCAGATTTTTCCATACCTAAACAGTTTACCGTTATCAGAGAGTCATCATCAATAAAGGCAATGTTTTTAATGTAAGCAGTTTCCACCGCTGTAGAACCTGTATAAGGTGACCTTAGAATAACCTCCTGCTCTTTTACGTCAGCTATCTCGTAAAAGTCACCTTCCCCACTAATGATAGAGTTTTTCCTGATTCTATCTCTGACTTTTAAGATACTTCTAAAGTCCACTGTTCCAGATGTGACCAAAGACCTTGACCCATTAGTAAACTGAAGAGACACACCTAAAATCTTCTCATTGGTGACGTTAAATTCAGCATCATCAGTGAACTCAATAAATGACTCTGCGCTATTGGTATAATTCCAATCACGATTGAAAATCATTTCTTGGAAGCCAAAAAAGACATTTTGGATAGGCAACTTTTTAACCGTTGCACCTACTGATGGGACTGGTGAAATAGCTGTTTGAGTTATTAGCTCATTTCCGACTATTCGCCTAACAACTACAAAACTCCCATTAATAAGAAGCCTGTCGTCTGCAAAAATATCCGTTGTGCTTGCAAGCATGAATCTATTGTTAGCGATTACACTTGTGATCGTGGTAGTTGGTTCTCTGAGTTTGTGTCCTGCTATATGCCATTTACGATTATTCTTCCAATAATGAACTTCAGGTTCAATAATGAAAGATAGGTTAGTTACTGGTTCTGTAATCTCGTCGGCAACACTTACAAGAGTATTTGATGGGATAGAATCAACCTTTCCAGTTATTAGATTTCCATTTACATTAACCTTAATCTCGTCGCCTACTGATAACTCAGTAAAAAACTGCGTGCCAGTACCGTTAATTATATTTCTTTTTGCGTCTGGGTTTATGATCGTAAAGTTTACAAATGAAATCGTAATAAACTCAGTTAGAGTTAGCTCAACATTGGAATTAATGTATTCAACTTTGTAGTTGTACTCAGTCACACCATTTTTAAAGCGGATTGATGACCCTTGTTGTAACTGGGAAAGAAACGATGTTCCTATGCCATAAACTTTCTTATTCCCTCTTGATGCGTTCTTTGCTGTAAAAGTTGAGAATGAAATAGTTATGTTGCTGCTAACAGTTAATGACGTTGCTGAAGCAATTGACTCGACCGTATAAGTGTAAGTTGCTAGTCCGTTCGTAACCCTTATTTTATCGTTAATAGATAGTGCAGTTGTAAAGCTAGTTCCTACGCCTGTAATAGTTCTAGTTCCAATGGTGCCCGATACCGTACCGGCCAAATCGTTAGCTAGAAACGTGCCCGAAGCTGTTCCAGTGAGATTAGTTAAGCTTGTATCAATCGTAATAGTCCCTGTTCCGAGAAAACCATCTTTTACAAGATCGCAACCGACCGTCTTGACTTGCTTTACTTGACCGTAAATTCTTCTTTTCGGTGTTCCTAAAACTGCATCGGAAACAACACCGTCAGCACTAGAAAACACCCCATGGGTCAGCTGATCCCTGAGCTTATAAACAAAGTCTTTAACCTTAAATGAAATTGTTTCAGGCGAGTAGTCTTTGGAGTCAATTACTCCGTCGAAAATCTTTTTAACTTCAGTTAGAGCTAGACCGTTAAACCATGCGTAAAATGTTGCAGGTCTATTTTCCCATATCATTGTGTCATATAGATTGTCGAAATAACCTTGATTAACTAGCGTGATGCTTGAGTTAGACTCAAGAACGATTCCAGTCGCTTCTTCGTCTAATTGCTGCCCTACCGCACCGATTGACTGAATGTAAGGAAGCCATTCGATTTCTTCACCTGTGGATAAGTCCCATGGCAATATCAGTGGTTTATTTGAAAAGAAGTGTCTATAACGAAGACTTAAATCTAGTACATCTTTTGGGTCAACACTTCCAAGTGTTTTAAGGTAAACTGTCTTAGTTGAAATATCGTAATGAAATGAACCTGGAACGATTGCCCCTATAGAACCAACTTTTACATAATCATCGTAATATTCACGCACACCAGACACAAAGAAATCAACTTGTTTCTTATAAACAGTACCCGAATGTAGAGTAAATAAACGAGCTTCTTTTACAGAGTCTAAAGTGACTAATGTTATCTTTTCGCTTACAGGATTTTGAGCAACTTGCAAGAATGTACTCATGAAAGTTTACTGACCAATAATGAAACGATTGAACCAATGACTGAACTTATACCAGCTATTTTTATTTTGAGACTCATCATTTCTGCTTTGATTTCTTTAATGTCAGAGCGAACTTCTTTTATCTCTTCAAATAATCTAGTGCGCCATTCTTGTTCATTATTCATTTACATCCCTTCTTCAACCTCAATAGTCAATGAATAGCGGTTAAAATAGTTGTTCGTTATCGTGGGAATGGAACTTAAATAAACCAAACCACTAAAACGCCTATTGTCATTTATCATGTTATCAGAACCAAGCTCAATAAAGAACGGATAAGTTAAACCTTTTGAGTCGTAAATTTCAAAAAGTTGATCGAGTTGGTCTTTGTTGAGTAGATTTATAGAGATGGAGAGTCTTTTTTGTCTTGAGATTATATCAACGAACTTCTGGGCATAACGGTTCTCAACTACCTTAGATAAGTCTTCACTCTTATAAGTCCAGTTATAAGATGGGCTTCTATCAAGGTCTATCGCTTGACCGATAAATAACTTTGAGATTTCACAAAATGAAGCTGAAGATGTGAAAACTACCCTGGCATAGCGGTAAGTCTGCGCTGTGAAGTTAGCTTTTCCTTGATTAAATTTAGAACTTAAACTGATGACTTGACTGAAAGCTGGTGAACCCCACGAGTTAGAGCTGTTTAGTTCTAAAGTTAGTGAGTTAATTCCTAGACCAGTTTGAGAGTTACCTACTATGAAGAGAGAATCAATTGTTTTAGCTGAGCCAAAGTCAAAGACAATGTTCCCACTGTTGGCCGTTGTTCTAAATACTTTTGTTCGTCTTGAGTCGCTCAGGTTAGAAAGAGGAAAACTAGCATTTACTGTGCTAGGTGTTCCTACTGTGGCGGTTGCTGTGACTAAATTATCGTTAAAGAATTTTAAGCAGCTCATGTTAATTTGAATCCTTGTCTGACTTGATCTCTAACAGCATAGGCAATATTCCTACCATCTATTTGAATGACTATGTTTCCACCCACTGCGCCATTATTAATTGAATTGAAAAGCTGCTCTTGTTGTGAAGCGTTTAGAACCATTTCTCCGTCCCTAACAGATGCCATTCTGTTGTCTGCTCCTGATGTTGCACCGATAATGCCACCCTGAGCGAAGCCTTGGACACCTGCTATTCTAGCCGCCTGTTGTGCCATTGCGGCCGCAGCGATACCACCAAAGACTGCACCAAGTACGGGGCCCCCTGTTCTAGTTCCAAACTCATACGAATTGCCTATAGCAAGTGGTGTTTTTTCTGCTAATTGTTGCAAAGCAAAAGCCTTTCCAATTGCTGCCATAGTTCTATTTTTTGAATTGCTTAAAGAAATAGCTGCATCATAAAAGTCTGTTTCTTGTTTTAATTGCTCATCCTTAATTTCTTTATCTGTTTTTTGTTTTGTCTTCTCGTTAGCGATTCTTTTTATAAGCTCTGATTTTTGTATTGCTGTTGCTTTTTCTTCTTGAGTTTTAAGTAATGCTGCTCTGTCTACTGCACTTTGGTATTCTAGTTCGGTCTTTGCATATTCAAAATCTGCAAGTCTTTGAAGTTGTTCTTCTCTGCTTGTAAATATGCTTTCATTTTTTAAAGCTTCTTGTTCTAACCTTCCTTGTTCTTGAAGTAGTGCAAATTGACCTTCAAGCTCACTAATTTGGATTTGTCTTTCTTTGATAGCATTAAGCTCTTCGGTTGTTTGCTCTCTAATCTTTTCAGCTTTTGCCTGTGGTGACTTAGCTTCTTCCGCTGCAATTTGTTGCTGAGAAGTTTGGATAACATTAAATAATTTTTGAGCTTCGGCGGTTAATGCCTTTACTCTTGTTTCAGCAAATTGAATATCCGCTGTAGAAACAAGCCCCTTATTTTGCCCTTGCCCATTTATAATAGCCTGTTGTTTTTCGATTTCTACTGTTAAGTCAGCATATTGAGAAGCTAGTGAGTTGACCTTATTCTCAGAATCAACGAAGCCTTTATTATTCGCTTCATTGACTGCTTTATATTCTGAGACTGCCTGTACTGCGCTATTAATTGAATCGGTTAAAAACTTAAAAGCGCCTTGAACAAACTCGGATTGAGTAACAACATCACCGACAATTTCTTGTAGTTCTCCAAATGAGTTTTTAAGAGCTACTAAACTTCCTTCATAGGTATTTAATTGCGCCTGAGCTGACCCACCAAATTTCTGATTAACTAGATCAATAGCTGCGCCAGAATTAAGAGCTTCCTGAGATAGGCTTTTAAGTTCTGGAATTGCAGCTTTAAGACCTTTTCCAACTAATCCGTTTAAGCTTTTTGATAATATCTCGACGTTTTGCTCTAGTGTTCCACCGATAGACGCCGAAAGATTCGCTGCACCTTGTACAAGGTTTTTAGCTTGCTCATTAGTAGCACCAAATGATTTAGCTAATGCCAACTGATTAAGAACAACTTCGTCCGCATATACTGATGTTTTTTGTAACTCACCAGCGAATGCAGAAAAGTCTTCTATTGCTGCATTACTAAACTCGCCCGTGTTTCTTAGGGCTTGACCTAATCTGTTGAGCGCAGCTTCTTGCTCCGCTGATGCTTTAATTGAATCAAAGATAAAATCATTTACTGAACCAATAGCACGACCTAAAGCATCGAAGCCTTTAAGTGCAACACCACCGGCAAATGTTCCGGCCGCAACAGTAAGGGCAGAACCAAGTGATTTAGCTTTCTTCTCGTTTTGTTCGAGAGCAACACCTAGTTTATCCTCAATGACTTTTAAACGAAACTCAATGCTTTCTGCCACCGATTGCCTCTTTTATCCATGAGTAGAGCATCATTTTACTGAAACTCAAATCGTTAGGGCCGTAATTTATTCCAAGGTCTTTAGATGATGTAAAATAAGAGTATTCAAAAACATCCCTTACAACTTCTATGATGAGATTGGCCTTAGTCTCATCACCATCCAAAAGATCGGTTAGTTCTTCTTTACTTAATCCATTCCTGAAAGCATTAACGCCATCAGGAATTAAGTCTTTTTTACTAAAACACCCGTCACATCATCGAAAATTTCTTGTGCAATTTCAGACAATGGGTGAAACATATTTTCCTTATCGGAGATAAGCTCTTCCCATGACTGGTATCCGCAAGACTTGTAATCGATTAAAGAATCCATTTTATTAATGAACTTGCCTTTAATTCTAAAAAGGTCTCCGCCAGTTTTGATTGTTTCAATCATACTAAGGAATTCGAAACCCTCTATCACATTAGGCATCCGATATTTCAGAATGCCCTTTGGTGTGTTCTTCTCTTTCAAAAAAACCTCTTAAATAAAGTTTACGTAAACGTCTTTTTCTGTAGCTGTCACATAACCTTCGAGAGTGAAATTTACTTGTAAGAATGACTCACCTGAAGTTGTGAAAGCTGAGACAGTTGCTTTTTGCATATACACGTTGAAACATTTTCCGCCCACAAAGTTACCGCCTGATTTAGGCCCGCAAGTCATCGCTGCAGAAATACCTTCATTCTTAAGTAGTGCGCTAAGAAGCTCAACATCATACTTCTTAAGTGTAGCAGCAACTTCCATCGTTACAGTTCTACCAGTAGCAATCTTCTCCTTGACACCAGTTTCTTCGCACACACAATTAACGTCCTCAACTTCTTTCGAGATTGTGACACTTACCGATTGAGCGCAAATACAAAGGTTATCTTCTTGAGTACCAATGTTAAGTTCTGCGCCCTTTACAACGATTGCATCTGTTGAGTCGTAAGAAGGAGTGATAGAAGATGAATAGACCTGAGCATTGTCAGAGGTATAAGATACTGCACCAGTATCGTTGGCAGTTGTAACGAAGCCAAGTTTTGCACCGATAGAGTTAGCTGAGTTTGCACCAGTCAACCATAGAAGACTCAAAACAGTTGAACCTGATGCGATTGTGAATTTACCAGTAGTATTTGAATAACTAACTGTGTAAGTCTCAGTTGATGCAACAGTTAAAGCAGCATTAAGAGCTTCAGCAAGTTCGATAGGTGACTTATAAGTTTTTTCCTCAACAGATACAGCAAAAGTACCAGTATCATCAGTTACGTCTAAAAACTTAGAAGTAGCCGTGATTGTAATAGGATTGTAGAAATATTTTGTTCCTGCGAAAGAAAATTCTACATTACCAAGACCCTTAGCACCCATTGTAATAGCAGCTTCAGTTACAGTGTTTCCTGCGCTTGCTTCGATAGCGTAATCATTTCCAAGGTATTTAGTGATCGAAAAAGTAGGATGACCACTTGAGGCAGGTGAATAAAGACAAGCTTTACCAAGTTTTGTTCCTAGTGCAGGCGCAGAATTAAGGTTGAAAGCCAATGTTAAATTATCACCTGAAATAGAAGCAATATTTGCAACTTCAAAACCACCATTCTTTTTAACAAGTAGTGCCTGACCTTGCCTAAAGTTTGCACCTAAACCAGTTCCAACTCTAACAATTGAAACTGTTGATGAAGCTGCGGCCGATTGCTCAGTAGCAACAACATATTTAGAACCAAGTAATGATTCAAAGAATAGACCTATTTGAGGCTCTTGACCCTCGATTCCAGAGTGACGAAGATAGGCAGGATTGGACCCTGTAGTAGCTTCTCCGACATTGATCTTTTTAGAAATACCAATGTCACCAACCAATTCTTCATTATCAACTAGCTCTGGTTCTAGTGCTAGTTCCGCACCTGGGCGAATAGCTATGAAGTCAGTCCCAACAGAAGGTGCAACATAAACCCCTGCGGTTGTTTCTTTTTTGACTGCCTGAATTGTGGCCTTTGCCTGTCCTACTGCCATAAAATATTCTCCTAAATTGTAGTGCTCGTTATTATGCTAAATGTTATCTCACAAAAAAGATATTTTT